CAACCGCAACTTTTTTAAAAGGTTCTAACCCTTTGACAATAGTTGTAGTGATAGCCGTTCTAAAGTTGGCCATTGAACCTGATAAAGTATCACCAGCAGTTTTGGCTAGTCCCGCCATCTTAGCAGTAGTTCCAGCAACGCCTGTCGTTCCTTCCTCAATACCTCTTCGAAGATCCTCAATGGCTTCGCCGGCTTGAAGGGTTCCATCGGAAACGGCTTCTTTCATATCTGTCACGGATTTTTGACTAGCATTCGCTAAAATTTGCCATGCTGGAATGCCGGCATCTACTAATCTATTAATATCATCAGCATAGACAACGCCAGCTGATTGCATGCCTGCGATTGCATCGGTTATTTGATCAATGGATTCTGCTCCATTTCCGACCCCATACGCTGCATCCGCTATCGCCTGAAAGACTTCCTTAACCTTCGTGCCTTCCATTCCGGCCGCAACCATTTTCTTTGCGCCCATGGCGACATCATTTAGAGCGATAGGAGTTCCTTCAATGGCAGCTGCTAGGTCGTCCATTACTTGCTTAGCAATACTTGCGCTTCCTGTTAATACAGTTAGTGATTTAGTGGCAGTATCAATAGTGTCAATACGATCAATTGCTCGCCCGATTGAATCACTCAGAACACTAAAAGCTTTAGAAACGATTGCAATTGAAGCTATTGATGATGCTAAGTCTTCGATGGATCCCTTAGCATCTTTAGATGGTTCGTTAACTCCAGACTTGATTTGGTTTTTTATGTTCGGGAAAATCGCCTTTGCTCTATCCAATACAGACTTGAACCCATTGGAAAGACTATTCTTAACAGAATTTGCCGTTCCTGAAGCATAATCAGAGATCGTCTTCACTCCATTTTTAAGCGAACTCCAAATATTTGATGCTATGTTCGGTAAATTCTTTACACCGTTAATAAATCCAGTCTTTATGTTTGATGCTACTTTTGTCGCTTTTGAAGGAAGTTGAGACAAGCCGGTTCCGATTTTCGTTACAGCGTTAGCTGTCGAGTTAACAACCGAATTGAATCCAGTGACGAAAACATCTTTCGTTCTATTTATCGCTTGTGTGGCTTTCGTTGGAATCTGCTGTATCTGAGAAATTGCTTGATTCTTAGCTTGAGCAAATCCAGAGCTGACAAAACCTGTGACAGATTTCATCGTGTTTTGGATTGTCTTCGGCATTGATTTCACTTTTTCAATCGGATTCTTGATTAACTCAAGCAATGAAGAACCGATAGATTTAAAGCCATTCTTTAAGTCGCCGAAGCTAGACTTTAGGTTGGACAAGCTATCCTTCATAGAAATAACGAGCGCTCGATTCATTGCCTTGCTGTCTTTTGTCATTTCGTTGTAGGATACTTTCGCATCGCTCTTCATCTGATTGAACGTCTGCTTGCTATTTGATGATAAGACGTTGTTTGAATTCGTAATCTTTGAAGTCAACGCCTGATAACCCTTTGTACCAGAACTAGTCATATCCGTAATTGCTTTCTTTGTGCTATTGAATGATTCAGTAGTTTTGCTCACACGATCTTTTAGATCAGCGTAGCTAGCGACCATTGATTTCGTCGAACTTGAACCTCTCTTACCGAGTTCTTCCGCACGCTCGGCAACACTACTAATTGTTCCCGCGAGTTCGGTTGCTTTTTCGCCAGTTCGTTCAAACCAACCGAAAAAAGAGGCCACAGCTTTCTCTGCTGGGCCACTATCTGCGGTGATCGTTAGCTTCGCCCCACCTACGTTTACATCCTCTGCCAATTGCTCAACTCCCTTCTATATGTATTTTTATTTCTTCCACCATTGAGTTGTATCAACGCCATCGTTGTTAGCAGACTCAGTTAACTGACCTTTCGCCTTTTCAATCGCTTCTTCATACGGCTTCATCAAGATTGACTCATAGCTATTTCCGCCAGTCAGGTTACTCAAGAACATACTCACTGAATCAACTATCGCCATTTGAATCTCATACTGTCTTGATCTCCGAGCGTTATACTCTTGTTTATTTCCCCATTCATACTTCCGCTTCAACCAAGTAAATGTCTGGTCTAAAACATAATCCTCTGAGAGAGAGTAGAAATAAGAAACGTATTGGATTTGCTCTATTAAGCTTGTGGTGAAGGTTTCAATGGCACTACTGATTCCGGTTGATCCTGAGTGTCTGCTTTCGTTTTCCCTGCTGCGTTCATGTCCTCTTTCTTCACTGGTCGGAATTTCGGACGGATCTTTTTTACTAATGCAGTCAACTTATCAATCGGTGTATTATCTAAGAATGAAGTTACGATCAAAGCTGTGTCAAAGAAATCCATTTCCTCTGTTTCTTCAGCAGTATTACCAAGTACAATCGCAAGTATTTCCGCAATCTTCTCATCTGGTAAAATTTCTAGAGCAAACTCGACCGTTTGTTCCATAGATGGCGGTGTGAAGTCCCAGAGCAGGTTCTTATTCTCATCTTTCATTTGTTCCCCAGTCTTCTCGTCAATCGCTGGTTTTTTCTCAGTGTTCTCGCTTCTCCACTTAACAAATCGGTCGTACATGATTACACCATCACCTGCTACAAATTTGATCAATCGCACCACTTTTCTATTTGTCAGTCGCGGCATTGGTACCTTTGAACCATCGCTCAATTCAACCATTTTCATTTCAGTTACTACGCTGTTGATTTGTTCTACTGTTGTATTTCCAGTCATGTTTTTCTCCTTTTTTAGATAAAATAAAAGACCCTGCATTATAGCAAGGCCTTATGATTACAATACTTGTTCTATTTCTTTAAATACATTTTCATCTTCTGGTAAATCATCCTGAGCAAAAGCTGAGAATGATACCGGGAGAGTTCCTTTTTCCTTACCGTGATTGGTTTCAACGTTATCACTAATTTTTGTTTCATAATAGTGAGCCATTAAGAACGTACCATCTTCTCTCTTAACAATGTTAGTTAAGCTGTATGAATCAACAGAAGTTGGCGCACCATAAGATACGGTTTTAGTCCCTAGTTCTTCAACAGGTGTTAGAGTATCAGATGTCGTGTACGCAGCGGTAACACCTTTTTTCAATGTAACAATGTCACCAGATACTTGAGATATTTCGATTGTTTCATCACCGACTTTAGCAAATTTCACGGTTTCGAAACTTGCTCCTTTACCAGTTTCGACCTTAATCTTCTTGTTTCCTTTATTGACCGCAGCTGCCAATGTTGCTGGCGTTCCAAGCGTCGCTGCGGTTTCAGTGATACTACCACCAGCCCATGCTAGAACGCGGTTATCAATTGATGTTTCCATCATAGTTGTATTGAGTGTATTAGTCCATGAGGAAACAGTTGAATCAATTGGTACGACAGATTGATCAATCATTACATCCTCTGATTCGTAACCTCTTGCTCGAGCAATGCCTTCGGTTGTAGCACCTAAATCACGAAAGCCAGGTTGTAATTCATAGGTATCCATGTCCATAACGTCAGAGATTTTTGTTGGACGAACAGTGGTGTCTTCCCCAAGGATTAGTCGCCCAGCTCCACCTTGAATATCCTTTTTATTAAAACGATAAAATTGATCCTTTTTATTCATTATTTATCTTCCCCCTTCTTTACCTCTTCGTAGCTCCACGAAGAACTAGAGACTTTCAGTTTTAGTAACTGCGCATCATTTAGTTCAAGAGTTTCTCCATGAATGATCTCCTTAGGAATACCTTCGATATTAACTTTAAGAGTCGTACCTGCACCTGAATTCGATTTAGCCATCACTTTGACTTTCGATTCTTTCGTACCGAGTGCTCCTTGCTTTGTTTCCTGTTTCTTTTCTTGTGCTTTATCTGCCAAAATAGTTCCTCCTTAATTTTCAAAATAACTAATTCTCATATAGCACCATGCTTCGTTTTTCTTTGATTGATCATCAACATCAGGAGTTGGTGGCATCTGAAAATCAACATCAAACACATTGACTCCCTCAATATCTGCAAAGTTACGTTTCAGAAAATTACCGACCTCAGTGCATTTCGTGAGAGCTTCAACGTCATCATCAGAACGCACAAGAAGCTGTAAACTACCCTTGCCAATCGGCTTGACAAGCAGACATGGTAGTTCTGCTCCTGCTTCAATTTTCCATATTCTGAATGATTTGAACTCATCTTCAAACGCAGCCTTTAGAAATCCATGTATGCTGCTGGATGCATCTACATAGTCCATCTAGCCACCTCACATCCTGTTTTTGATGTACTTCTTGATTGTTGTTTGACCCTGTGTTTTCATTCGGTTTAGCTCTGCGTCCAACGCCCGGCCAAAGATATTGAATCGTTTCTCTAGCGGCTTCGCGTAAATGACCCCAGAGCCGATTTCCAAAATAGTTTTACGACCTTCACTCGTCAAATTATGGATCACGGGCCCTACATCTGAACCGTTTGGACCCGATTCATGTCCCGCATAACCGATAGAATTAATATAAGCAGCCGTGTCAATATGATGATCCGTTCGAGTGATATCTTTCGCACCATCTGCCCAAACACGTCCCATAGATTCAACAGCAAGCTCTCTAGCCTCATCAAGAACCCTCGGAAACTGTTTGGTGAACTTAGCCATATCATCGTCTAAATCGAAAGTTACCGAAGCATACTTGGCTTTTCCTTCAACCATATTATTCAGC